GTCAAGTTCGCGACATAAATGCGCAACTTTAGTACGCTTTGCAACCTCCAATAGTTGAGGTCGCTTTACCTCATATACATCTTCGCCATGAGCAAAATAATTTCTCAAGGCGCCATCGATGTTATCAGCGCATCTCATCTCTACTGTTAGATCTTCAGTCTTACTATGCAAATAGCAATGCAAGCTTTTGAAAATAGATTTCTCAGCTAGAGCCCCCAAGTGTACGCCTAATTTAGGATGATAAACTGATGAGCATTTTAAAAACTCAAATTCATCCTCAGGTAAATAATCAAGAAGTTCACTCTCCTTGTCTGGCATAGTATATGTTTGACCATGTCTTGCCAAAAATTCTGAAACATTCTTGATAGTGAATTGTTCATATTCTCGATTTACAGAGCCTATGTTATCATCACCATATGTCATCAACGAGACGGCATCGCGAAAATTAATTCTTGTTCCGTCTGGTTTTGGGGGGTATTGTGTATAAAACACAGCACGCAAGTTCAAACTTCCACAGATACCATTGAGTACTGCAGTCAATGAATTGCCGCTAATATGTGATCCTTCAGTTAATCCAACTAAATCACCATTGAACGCAATAAGAGAATAAGCCAAATCTCCAGCCATAGCTTCCATGACTTTGAGATCCTCATCCTTGTAATCACATTCTTTTGCTAAGTCAATCAAGATTCGCAAACCAGCAATAATCAATTATGACGGTAACTTTTGATCATATTTTCCATAATCTCCACCAATAAGACTATCCATTCCATGCTTAGTAACATGTTTGTGGAATTGTTCCCATTCAGGACCATCCTTATTGATACCCACTGCACACTCAGATACAAGAGGATTCATCTGCAATACGCGTAATAAAGGTAAATAATATTTGCGCATGAGATATGTGAAAGAAATAGGATTGCCATAAAAAATACGGCATTTTTCTTTAGCCAAAACCTCATCCTTCTTACAGGCTTTAGCAATGGTGAACGCACGTTCACCCCTCCGGTAACAATCCTCACATCGCTTAATTTCATCCATAATTTTGGAATCAAGAATTCGAT